ATGTTATCGAAAATAGATTTAATTTTAGAGCGTCTTGAGAATGGTGAGACTTTAACTAAGATTTGTAAAGACAAAGATTATCCGTCTTTGTCTGTAGTGTACCGAGCATGTAGAGAAGATGATGAACTTCATAATAAAATTATGAAAGCAAGGCAAAACGGAACCTTTACTATACTTGATCGTATTCACGATGAGTTAAATGAAAAACAAGACCCGAAATATTTTCAGCAATACAGAGAGAAGGCTCATCATGCGAGATGGCTTGCAAGTAAGTTAGCAGCTGGAACCTTTGGAGATAAAATTAAACAGGAAGTTAAACAAGACACAACGATTACTTTTAGTTGGGGAAAACCCCAGGAACCTGTTGAGGTTCCCAGGGTTGTAAGTGATACTAATTTGATTGAGGGTTAGTGTCCGTAACCAGACGCGGTTTGATATAATTTTTCACCTGGTTTGTAAGGATATGCGTAGGCGTAGGAAGAAATTTTAATTGAGTTATTGCTTCCATCAACCTTTTTTAACAAAGTAACAGGCTCATATTTTTTTAATGTTGGATTATATTTTCTTGTAAAAATATTAGCGTCTGAACTTGAGTTAGAAGGAGTTGCTAAGTCTTGGCTAGCACAACCTGGAACTGACTCAATATTAGTGTCTACACCAATAATTTTTACTTGGGTTTTTCCGACTAATTCAACAACTTTAAAAAAATCAATGTTGGTTTGATCGTAACCCCAAGAAGCATAAAGAATATCTCCAACTTCTAAAGTGTGAGGTTTATTTCTTTTAGCTTTGTATTCTTCTTGAGTTTTTTTTCTTGAGACAGCATTTGAAATCGTTTCTTCGATTTTTTTCATCATTCTGTCATAAGATAAAAATTGAATGTACCAGAATTTATTTTTAGCTTTTTTGCTAAATGTAATACAAACTGGCTTTTCTTTGTTTTCATTCCAGTAGAAATCAAAGAACTCATTTTTAATAAATGGCGTGTTACAAGTTTTTGGCAGCCATCTTTCGCTTGCGTAGTTTTTAGTCATTATTTAACCTCCTTGTTAAATTTTTGAAATATTGGAATAAAAGCTAAAGCAATTAAACATCCAGTAGCTGTTCCAATTGCAAGTGGTAGGTTGCTTGCTCCAAGACCACCTAAGAAGTCTGAGAGAGCATTACCAATACCAGCACCGATCAAAGCGCCTGTTCCTCTTTGAAAACATTTAAAATAATTTTCTACAGAGACACCGAAGCAGGCACCGAGTAACATGACAAAGTTGTCGATGATACCAAAGTAAATGAAGTCAATCATTGATTACCTTTCGTTTTTAAATTAAAATCAAACATAAAAAACACATAACAGCTTATTGCCAATGTGTCAACCTATAGGAGTAAAAAAAAATGAAAAAAGGATATCATAAAACTAAATCAGGTAAGATGGCTAAGAAGGGTCTTTACTATAATATTAATAAAAGAAAAAAAGCTGGAACCAGTAGAAGTAAAAAGAAGTCAACGATTAGTTCTAAAGCTTATTCAAACATGAAACGAGGATTTAAAAGCTAATGGTGAAAAAAGCTTATCAAAATCCTAAAGGCGGACTTAATCAAAAGGGTAGAGATTATTATAAGAGAACTGAAGGAAGCAATTTAAAGAAGCCTCAGAAAAAAGGAACTGATGGTCGCCGCGTTTCTTTTGCTGCTAGATTTGGCGGAATGAAGGGACCAGAGAAGAATGAAAAGGGAGAGCCAACAAGACTCGGTTTAGCTTTGAGAGCCTGGGGGTTTAGATCAAAAGAGAGTGCTAGAAACTTCGCAGCTAGAAATAAAAAGTCTTAGTTTCCTTTGATTGGCTTTAGTTATTTTGGTTTTCAGCACATGAAGGCACGGCTCCGCGCGTGCGATTAGGAGAACGAACAGCGAACATTTAATGTGGCACCAGTTGTATTGGTGATAATAAAAAATTATCGGAATATAGATATTAATAATTTTTTATTATCGTTAGTAATGATTGCATATAAAAAGCCAGATTGCTGACATATTTTTGCCACTATACCCCAATTTCGCGGTTCAGGTTTTTTATATATATATATTGGGACTTGAACCTACAGACACAGACAGAGAGACTTATGAAACTTAAAAAACCAAATATCAATTATGAATTATCAAGCTTAGTGTTTGTAGACAAAGATACAAAGTCTTTGCTTATTCATGTTCACGGATTTGAAGATACAAATATTGCTGAGGAATTTGCTAATTATATGTTAAAAAAAAGCGGCATGAAATATCATCCTGCTAATGATCTATTTAATAGCTTAACAAGTATACATTAATGCATATAGATTTATATACACCAAGACACCACCAGGCAGAATTACATGACCTGCTAGACCAACATAGATTTGCGGTTCTAAATTGCCACCGAAGATTTGGTAAAACAGTTTGCATACTTAATCATTTGATTAAAGCTGCTGTTACTAACCCTTTGCCAAACCCTAGATACGCGTATGTGGCTCCGACATACAAGCAAGCTAAATCAATTGCCTGGGATTATATAAAACAGTTTACAGCTAAGATACCTGGAACAAGATATAACGAAACAGAACTTAGATGTGATTTTACCAATGGTGCTAGAATTACATTGTTAAGCTCTGAAAACTCAGACTCATTAAGGGGTATATTCCTGGATGGTGTATGCATCGATGAGACAGCTCAGGTAGACCCTAAACTTTGGAATGAGATTTTAAGACCTGCATTATCTGACAGAAAAGGTTTCTGTTATTTTATTGGTACACCTGCTGGCATGCAAAATTTCTTTTATGAAATGTATCAGCATGCATTATCCGATGAGAAGTGGCTGGCATATACAGCTCCAGTATCTAAAACTCAGATTATTGACCAGGAAGAATTAGATGCTGCTTTAGCTCAGATGGGTGAGTCTAAATATAAACAAGAATTTGAATGTGATTGGATAGCTAATATCGAAGGAACGATTTATGGAAGGCTAGTCAAAGAAGCCGAAGATAAAGGAAGGCTGACCAAGATTGATTATGACCCAAGCTTACCTGTAAATACAGTTTGGGATTTAGGCGTAGGGGATAGCACAGCGATTATCTTTTACCAGCAACTTGGTAATACAGTTCAGATTATAGATTACTATGAGAACAATAGAGAAGGCTTACCGCATTATGCTAAGATCGTAAAAGAGAAAGATTACATTTACGAAAATCATTATGCGCCACATGATATAGAAGTTACAGAATTTAGCCTTGGTAAGACTAGGAGAGAAGTGGCTTATCAATTAGGTATCAATTTTCGCATTTTGCCGAAACTCCCCCTTGAAGACGGCATACATGCTGCGAAAATGATTTTGCCTAGGTGCTATTTTGACTTGGATAATTGTCAACCCCTTGTCGATGCGCTTAGGCATTATCACAGAAGGTATAATGAGAAGATGAGAATGTTCTCAAATAAACCTGTTCACGATTGGTCAAGTCATGCTTGCGATGCATTTCGATATATGGCAATAGCAATTGATGAGTTGCCAAATCAAGAAAATATTAATAAAAGATATCCGAACGCAATTTCGGAATATAAAATAATTTAGGAGACAATTATGGGAAGTATATTTAGTCCAAAGATGCCAGCACCTCCCGCGCCTCCAGCGCCAGCGCCAGAGCCGCCTAGTTTTGAGGATGAAGAGAGAGAAAGATTGGCAAAAGAAAAAATGGATAAAATTAGAAGATCAAGAAAAGGTAGAAGTTCAACAATTGTTACTGGACCATTAGGTGTAGAAGAAGAACCAACTACCCAAAAGAAAACATTATTAGGAAGTTAATTATGGGAGGATTTGTAAGTAAACCATCACCGCCACCACCTCAACCTGTTAAGCCTACAACAGTTGAAGTTTCAGCATCACAAGCTGCGGAAGCTCAACCGATGGCGACAACACAACAAGAGTTAGGTGTAAAAAGAAAAGGTAGACGAGCAACCATTGCAACTGGAGCCGCTGGTGTTCTTGGCAAAACATCAGTTACCAAAAAAACTTTATTAGGATAACACATGCAGATATTACCAAAGGCAAGATCGATCTTAGAGCGTTATGCTTCATTAAGAACTGAAAGACAAAACTGGGAAAGTCATTGGCAAGAAGTTGCTGATTACATGTTACCAAGAAAAGCTGACATTACAAAGACTAGATCAAAAGGTGATAAGCGACATGAACTCATTTATGATGGGACAGCGACTCATGCATTAGAACTTTTAGCTGCATCATTACATGGAATGTTAACCAACACAGTTTCTCCATGGTTTTATTTAAAATATAAAAACGAAGAGTTGAACCAGGAAGATGAAGCAACTGAATGGTTAGAAGATTGTACCAGAGTATTGAACCAGGCATTTAACAGATCAAACTTTCAACAAGAAATTTTTGAATTGTACCATGACTTAATTGCTTTTGGGACAGCTGCATTATTTATTTCAGAAGATGATGAGAATGAATTAAGATTTAAAAATATTCATATTTCAGAAATTTACATTACAGAAAACTCAAAAGGTTTTGT